ATACTTGCATCAATACATGCGCAAAGAAGCAGTACAAGATGCACTTGAACGAGCACTAACGGAGATGCAGAATTATGTGGATGAAAATACGGAATTATTTCCAAACGGGTTTACAGACTATTTTAGATTGGCTAACGCAAACCGTGTTTGTCATCACATCGCTAATGGTCGTATTAGTCCTTGGATTGTGTTTAACTGCGATTCGGGCATTGCATTCTTGGATACATTGGGCGAAGAGCAAATTACACAAATAATTGCAATGATTGACCCAGAGTATTGGCAACGTAAGTTTAAGGACTACTTAGCCGATACTGAATGGACTAAACAGATTTTAAAAGATGCAGGGCTATGACCATTAAGTTTAATAGTGATATAGATATAGATTTTGCCGACCGAACAGAGATATTGAATTTAATAGATCATGTACCTGCGAGCATACTAACTAATGGTAATTTTCGAAAACATGCGTCTGGAATCTATGCAACTGACATTCCTGTTGATCCATTTACAGGACAGGCAAGTTTAGATTATAATCTAGCTGAAGATCGCGGCTATGTTAAACTAGATTTTCTCAATGTTAATTTATATAAACAAGTTAAGAACGAACAGCATCTAATTGAACTGATGCAAGAGCCGGACTGGGCTAAACTGTATGATCCAGACGTCTGTGCAAAACTTATGCACGTTAATGGGCACTATGATTTGTTACTACAGATGCCAGAGCCCGTAGATACTATTCCTAGACTGGCTATGTTCCTAGCTATCATTCGTCCCGCAAAAAGACACTTGGCTGGTAAGACTTGGAAGGAAGTTGCTGAAACTGTTTGGGATAAACCTGCGGATGATACTTATTATTTCAAAAAGGCTCACGGAATTGCGTACTCAAATCTGGTTGTGGTAAATCTAAACTTACTTACATCTTCCTAATCAAGGTAATCGAACGACGTTTACTTCGTTTTGACGCAATTTCTCTTAGACTTACATACGGCCCATGTTGTATTACAACATCTTTGCTGTTGAATGTTTTTAAACAAACTCTAAACTCTGTCCAATCCTGCTTTAAAAATACGTTAATGGGTATAAGCCTATTACTTTCCCACCACCACTGATCTGCCATGGCTAAGAATACTGTTTTCTGCTCTATGGTACGCAGTGCAGCAAAGTCGTATATAGTGGTGATGAATTCATCTGCATTTTGAACAATGCCAATATAATCATTTCCACCATACGTTATATACGATAAGAAGGGGTATTGATCGAGTAAATTCTTGTGACTGTCTTCCATTGAGTTCCGACTAAATATATAAAAGATGATCCAATATGCAGACTATCAAATCGTATTTATATCCAAATAAAATCATAGTTCAATTTCTGGACCCAGCCATCTTCACAGTGAGGAATAGAGTCGTGTATAGCCGCCCAATTACAGTCTATCAAGGTATAGACAACCCGCTACAAGTTGTAGTTAACAATCAAGATCAAAAAACAATAAACACTACTGGTTACCTTGTGCAGTTAGATATACAAGATCCGATAAATCTTGGGTCTGTAGAAAGTCTAGCTGTGACTATGACTAATCCGACTAAAGGACAAGGCACCGTGACTATTCCACGAGATGTAGTTAACGCACTAGAGCAACGATTTTATAAAATAACAATTAAGTTAATTACAGTTAGCACTAATAAAGAGCAACCATTGTACATTGATGACAATTACGGAGCTCAATTAGATTTAGAAGTATTACCGGGCTGGTATGAATCTATGCCGTTAACTTTAAATTCAGTAGAAGTAATCGATGGCGGAACAATTTAATGACAATTTCATATGATAAACAAGTTTTAATTAAACGCGGTAATACTACTAGTGTTAGTAGTTATGTGGGTCCAATTGGCGAATTAGTATTAAACACAGATACTTTTAAAGTATATGTACACGATGGCGTAACCGCTGGCGGGGTAGAAGTTACTGGATCAGGCGGCGGCAGTTATTCAAATGTTAATGTTAAATCATACCTACAACAGTTTGATGGTAATATTGTTCCTACTGGCAACAACGTACATACCTTAGGCAGTGTCGATCACCAATGGAAAAGTTTATATGTAAGTAGTAATACAATTTATATTAATGGTATTCCGTTAAGCCTTGATATTGGCGGCAATCTTACAATAAATGGTAGCCCAATTAGCAGCACCATAACCTACGGCGACATTAACGGTGCCCCGGTAGACATATCAGATTTAACTGACAGTGGCAACTTATTAATTGGTACTCCGGGCCCGCAGGGTCCTCAAGGAAATGTTGGTGCACAAGGCCCACAAGGCATTCAAGGCGAACCTGGTGCCACTGGCCCACGAGGCATACAAGGAAATGTCGGTGCTCAAGGACCACAAGGAGAGCAAGGCATTCAAGGAAATGTCGGTGCACAAGGACCACAAGGTGCTCAAGGCGAAGTCGGTGCAACCGGTGCACAAGGCATACAGGGAATACAGGGCAATGTTGGTGCTCAAGGAAGTACCGGTGCACAAGGCATTCAAGGCAATGTTGGTGCTACTGGCGCACAAGGCATACAGGGAATACAGGGCAATGTTGGTGCTCAAGGAAGTACCGGAGCACAAGGCATACAAGGCAATGTAGGCCCACAAGGAAGTACCGGAGCACAAGGCATACAAGGCAATGTAGGCGATCAAGGACCACGTGGCTTTACAGGTAATACAGGTGCAACTGGTGCACAAGGTGATACAGGTAATACAGGTGCAACTGGTGCACAAGGAACAAGTGTAACCCTATTAGGTAGTGTAGATATTGTAGGTAACTTACCTGTAACTGCTAACGTGGGCGAAGGATGGATTGTTCAATCCAGTGGTAATTTATATCTATGGAATACTATATCAAGCACATGGAATGACATAGGACAGATTGTAGGGCCTCAAGGTGACCCAGGTGTACAAGGACCACGTGGCTTTACGGGCAACGTTGGTGCAGAAGGTCCACAGGGCATACAGGGCGAACAAGGAATACAAGGCGAACAAGGCATACAAGGAAATATAGGTTCACAAGGCGAACAGGGCATACAAGGCGCACAAGGAATACAGGGCGAACAAGGAATACAAGGCGAACAGGGCATACAAGGCAATGTCGGTCCACAAGGCGAACAGGGCATACAGGGCGAACAGGGCATACAGGGCGAACAAGGAATACAGGGCGAACAAGGCATACAAGGAAATATAGGTTCACAAGGCGAACAGGGCATACAAGGCAATATTGGTGCTCAAGGACCACAAGGAGATCAAGGGCCACAGGGAGTTTCCGGAGCAGATGGCGCACCTGGAGCAGATGGTGCACAGGGACCAGCAGGTAATGACGGAGCACCCGGAGCAGATGCTTTATGGAACTTTACTGGTGCGTATGGTGGTGGCAATAGTTATGCTATCGGTGATGTTGCTACCTACGGTGGCGAAACTTGGTATCGCATTGATGCTAATGGCGGCAATACAGGTAATACACCCGCTGAAGGAACATTCTGGACTAAGATAGCAGAAAAAGGCGCTGCTGGTGTCGATGCTAATCCAGACGCTGTAGTCAACGGTCTATTTAATATTACATTAAATGCCACCGGCGACTTTATTCCTAGTGCAGACATACTACAAGACCTAGGCAGTACTACAAAAAGATTCCGTCACTTATACGTTGGACCAGGATCAGTTTACATTGGTAACAATGTTATTACAGAAGCAGCAACAGGTGGACTAGTTCTTCCAGGTGTTACTCGTGCTACAGGCTATTACGCAGAAGAAGTTGACGACGAAGATGAATGGGGCAGTAATCCCACTATCACAGGCACAGTTACAGTCATTGATGCTCAACGTTATGAAATACTAGCAGGACGACCAGCAAGTGCTAATTACGCACCAGCAACTTATATAGCACAAAAAGACGGCAATAAAGTTGACGAAATAACTGTTGACGAAACTGGCGGCGGTTGGACTCAGACTGAAGCATACTACGCTCGCGACAACAACATGTATGCTACTAACGTAGCAGATGCTATTAACAATTTTAACGCAGGCGACTGGCAACAGATTCCTTTCCGTGTAAATTTAAAAGCAGAAGACACAGAATACGAAGACATTTTTGGCGGTGGAACAACACTGCCTTCACAGTCTGGTCAAGAAGGAAAATTTTTAAGAACAGATGGCAGTAATTTAAGTTGGGTCACAGTAACTGGCGGCAATGCCGACTTGGGTGATTTTAGCATTGACGGTAGTACACTTGAAGCTGATTCAATGACTATCAAAACCGTTGATGGTGAATTAAACATCGAGTCAGACAGTAATGTCTATGTTAAAGTCGCAGGCGGAACAAAGTATTGGTCATTTGCTAATGACGGAGTACTATCACTACCAGAAGGCGGAGACATTAGAGACAGTAATGGTAGTTCAGTATTAGGTGGCAATGCCAACACTGGAGACTTTACATTCGACGCAGACACTATCACAAACAATGACGGAATGAAACTGACTACCAATAGAGGCACATTGGCCATGGGTACTGACATGGAAGTGCCAGGTGTAGCACAACACTTCCACATTGCCTTTGACGGTAGTAATAGTAATCCGCCCGCTAGTGATCTGTTCTTAGGTGACGACAACAACTATGTTAAATTACCTGGATATGAACTCAACCCAACTGCTCAATATGGTGTGGAGATTGGCACAAACAACAGAGGCCTTGGACCACAGAATGTCGAAGTTAATGAAGTAGATGAACTTGTGCCACCTGGTGGCGTTTGGCGTTTCTTTATTGACCACGACACCTATCCTAACTTGGGCTCTGCTGTTAGCGTAGGTGACACAGTGACCACATCATGGGGGACACCCATAACTGCCACAATTACAGACGTTGTTGAAGAACCTGGCAACTACTGGAAAATCCATGTTGCTCAAGATATTACCGCTGGATTTCTTGATGAGGGAGAAACAGTCTCATTTGGTGCTTCAGGCGACAGCCATACTTGGCGTTTTGGCACAGATGGCGGATTAGTATTCCCAGACGACACAGTTCAGACCACAGCCTACATAAGTGGCACTAACGCTAACACTGGTAACGTTGTATTCGACGGTAATCAAATGTATGTAGGTGGCACAGGTTTCTTAAATTTAGAAACCGATACCGGTGTTGCTGTTATTGGTACTAACGGTCCGCAACCATTACTTGTTAGTATAAACGAGGACGATAAAATATGGTCCTTTGATCCGGACGGTGGTATTACATTCCCAGATGCTACAGTTCAGACCACAGCCTACACTGGACAATCGGGCGGTAGTAGTACAGTAGTTCGCCAGGACACAGCACCTACAGCCTCAAATGGCACACTATGGTTTAACACAGTAGAAGGCAGACTCTACATCAAGTATAGCGATGTTTGGGTAGATGCGGCTCCTTTAGTTCAACCTCCACCAGACACTGACATTGATGTTAATTCAATCACATTCCCAGACGCTACAGTTCAGACTTCAGCATACATTAATAGGTTGGACAACGGTGACTATACAGCATTGTTTAGTGAAGATGGGTGGTTAAGAGTACGCAAACCCAGCACTGAACAAAACTATTTTAACCTTGTACCGTTTAAAAACGAAGACGATACATATGGAGTACAAATTGACATAGACAATCAAGCAGGTTGGTCATTTTTAAACAATGGTACTTTATCATTGCCCGCATCTAGCAATGACTTATATACAACAACTAACGCATTAATTAAATCTATCGCAGATATACAAATTAGTGCTGGAGATGATGTAGGCAGTAATTGGGTGTTTGGCGGCAATGGTGATTTACTATTACCCCAAGGCAGCGTCATAGGTGAAACAGACACTACCACAGTTATTACACCGCCAGGAGCAAGTGCTGGTCAGAGTTTGGTTATTCGTCCAACTTCGATCACTGGAATTACTTCCAACTATCCAAGTGGATTTGCTGACGGTGATACTATTGTATTATCTGTTACTCCTAATAATGGCGGCTCAGTAACCGGCACAGTGGATTACACATTTACAGGAGCCACTAGTGAGCAATTAGGTCGTGCGTTAACAGGCACATTGACATTTAGCAATGAAGGTTTTAAATCAATAACTTGGACTGTACCAGTATCAAGCAGTATCACAACCTTTACATTCACACTTAGCAATGCGTCAGGATTTAGTATTAGTGCGCTTGCACCTTATACATTAACACGAACTGGTAGTAGTGAAACAAGTCACGTTCACCTTGTAGCAGGCGATCCCACAACCACTGACCTATATCTAGGTGATGATGACCAGTATGTCAAGATTGAGAAGAATGGCGGCGATGTTGTTATTGGCACTGACGCAAATACCAAACACTGGCGCTTTGATGAAACTGGTACTACAACATTACCAGGTGCCGTGGTCAACAGCACAGTGGCCAAGACTGGTGTAGTATTACCGACAACTACGGGTGTTGTTGACACACTGGCCCACGATTCTGTGCTGACCGGGCTAACTGATGCTACATACGGTCCGTTTACACGAGATGTAGTGACATTCAGTGTTGTGGTAACTAGCGGAGTTATTAATTCTTTCAGTAACATTACTGTCAGCGGTGATTTACCTGTTAACGCTGTAATAGGCACACTTGACAGCGGAGATATTAGTGGCACATCAGGTACTACTATTACTTTGACAGTTGCTACAGTAGTACAAGCAACACCAACAGCCATAGACCTAACCAAATCTATCAACAAACTAACTGACGGTGTTTACACACTGGCCAACGGTGTAGAAGGGCAGATCATGTACCTAGTGGCACAAAATGGTGTTGTTCCGACTGACGTGAGTGTATTAGTTGCCAATAGTCGTAATATAGGCGTTGGCACGTTGTTGCCATTCAGCGTATACGACAATTCTGATGATAGTTATTATGGTAATATCGGTGGCTTCTGTACTTTAATCTTTACAGACGGTGCTTGGCAACAAAGTGGCGGAGCATGGGGTATAATAACTTAACGATAAATACTAATAGGACAAGAAAATGGCAATAACATTTCCAACAGAGCCCACACTAGGGCAAGAATACGTAGGTGACAACTCTGTGACCTACCAATGGACCGGCAGCATTTGGAGCGCACAAGTTCCTTGGCTAGCAGGTAGAGCACAGTATGTAGCAGAGGGCGGGTTTGCGGATCAAACCTACAACGATAACTTAGACAACACCATCGACGGTGGCAACGGAGCAAAACAATGACAACAAGAATTAAACTACGCCGTGACATAGCGGCCAACTGGACACAAAATAATCCTGTACTGGCCGAGGGTGAACCAGGATTAGAAACAGATACTGGCAAGGTCAAGTATGGTAATGGTACCACTCCTTGGAACAGTTTAGACTACAGTGGAGCCGGAGCTGCAAGTCTTACAGACGAAGGCAACGTTGTGATCACAGCAGGATCAACAGAGCATTGGATTGCCACACAGCGTAAAGAACAGGGAGGTACTACTCCCAGTGCTCTGCGTTATGACAGCCAAGGTAACCTGTACTCATTGACCAGAACCTATGACGACAGCGCCGATTACGATGTCACAGTTATTACCAAATACACAGCCACAGGCAACATAGCCTGGCAAAAAACATTTAGTGATACTTATCCGATAGCCCTAGCAGTGGACAGTTCAGATCGTGCTTACATTACTTTAGGAGCCGGCGACCCAGTAATCACAGTGATCAAGTTTGATATCATAGGTGAGATACTGTGGAAGAAAGACTATAACATTGGTCCGATTCCAGCATACGGTGCTTACATTGAAGAAAAGAGCACTACTACATTGGCCTTAGCGATTATGATCGCCAGCGATGGCCCCGAACCTACCAATGTGTTGGTAATGGAAATTAGTGCTGCCAATGGTTCAGTGCTGTTGAAAAAATCCTTACAACAACCCGGCGATGTAATAGTGGTGGTCACTGGTATGGATGTTGATCCTGATGAGAATGTTTTTGTCACTGGTTGGTATAACGATGCCGGTGTTGGTAAGATGTTCATTGAAAAATTAGACGAAGACCTAGAGCCTGTATGGACTAAGAGTCTAGAAGCACCTGACAACTATGATATGTACGGTGGCGACTGTGCCTCAGATGCTCTGGGCAATATCTATGTGGTAGGTGCCTATGAAGTTGAAACTACCAACAGTGATATCAATAACACTCCAGAAGCGTCTGCTGGCATATTGACCAAGTTAAATTCCAGCGGTGTAGTAATGTGGACACGCAGACTTGGCCCAGGACCTTGCGGCAGTTGGATTGCGGGATTGACAGCCACAGCCACAGGCGATGTTTATCTATCATCCTTGACATTTGCCAAGAAAACTGGCCCACTACCTGGCGCTTCTGAATATGAACGACAAAATCTTGGACAGAACAAGATGATCGTGGTTCGCTATGACTCACAGGGCGAGGTAGTTTGGCAACGCTATGTTGATGTGGCCAACCTAGAAGAAGAGGAACCTGATGATCCAGAATTCACCCGCGGTCAGGCCATAGCAGTATTTGATGACAAGTTTGCGGTAGATGGATACGGCTACAGTTGGAATACCACACCGTTTGAAAGCGGCAGTACAGCAGACAACGAATACGATTACTTTGTGACACAGTTGCCTACAGAAGGCACAACATTGACCATCGGTGGTTTAAACTTTACAGAAAGCCGTGTGCCAGCTCGCTTTGTGACTCACACTACCAGCGACAGTCCTTTGACCCACGCAAACTGGGAAGAAACTATTACAGCAGAAACTTCTACACTGGTAGCAGACACTGATATTAAAATAGCCAACAGCCTAGTACAGAGCGAAACTTACCAATATACATTTGGTGCTGATGGTACACTGACCATACCTAACGATGGCGATCTTAAACTAACACAAACACAGGTTGGTTGGCTTTTTGCCCTAGACGCCCGCGACGGCGGCGGCGACATTGAAGGCGATTGTATCGCAGTTGACTCACAGGGCAACAGTTACATAGCAGGTGAGGAGGATGACAATGACCGCACATTTGTAATGAAGGTCAGTCCTGAAGGCGATAGACTGTGGAGTATGAACATCGACGAAACTGACGACGGTGATTATGGTTATACAACCAGCCTCAAAATTCATCCTGTCACAGGCAATATTATGGTGCTAGGTGGAATTTGGGACACTTACTCCTACGGCGTGTTGTACACTATAGATCAAGATACTGGTCGTCTTTTAAATGTTACAGAATTCAAAGACAGTGACGCTGACGTTGACCCAACCACCATCGCCTATACCAACACAGGAGACTATGTGATAGGTGGTAGTAAGAACGGCGAGTTCAGTCCAGAGTATCCTGTAGTTCCACAAACAGGCAGTGGCACTGGTACTATTGTAATTTTAAGAAGTGCTGTTCCTGTTGACAACATCAGTACTAATTGGCAGATTGGCGGCACAGGTATTACACCGTTTCAAAGCATTGAGTACATAGAACGCTATCAAAATTTAACTGGCACAACCAGACAAGGTACAGGTGCTACATTTGACATCACCAACAACGGTGATGGTACTTATAGTGTTTCGGTTGTTAGTGGTGGTACAGACTATCTAGCAGGGCACAAGATCAAGATTTTAGGTACAAGTTTAGTTGGCGTACCTGGAGCAACACCGGACAACGATATCATCATTACAGTAGGGAGTAGCAACGGCGGCGCCATTAACGGTATAACTCATACGGGAACAGCCGCTGGAACCACAGTGGCAACTGATACTGAAGTATCAGGCACTAACTACGAAGTAGGTTCAGGATTGGTGTTTACATTTGAAGGTCCTAGAGATACTAACGACTACAGCAATCGCTGGGGTGATAATATCACCACAAACGGTTCAAACTATGTCAACGGTGATGTTGTTACTGTACTAGGTACAAGTCTGGGCGGCACCAGCCCTGCTAACGATCTAACCATTAACCTCTATAAAGACGAGTCTAATTTTTACATTGACAGTAGATCAGGCACAGCACAAAGCACAACTTGGAAGATAGAAACAACCGCACAGGTTGACTTTACCGATGTTGAAGGTGCTTGGAGCATTACCTATTCAAGACAAAATGAATGTCTACTGATCACTCCCACTTGGCAGCGTACATTTGGCACAGGTACAGATAGTGATGATACTATCAAGGCCGTGGCCATAGATAGTGAAGGTAATATCATTGCGGTAGGTGATGGATATGGAGAATTAGCAGCGGACAGTTTTCAAGATCTAGCCGTGGTCTACAAGTTCAACAGCACAGGTACACTACAATGGGCTCGTCAACTCAACACTGAAAATGACCATCACTACGGAGACAGCGTGGTGACCATAGGCACAGACATCTATGTCGTACACGAAAACGACGAGAATGATGCTTATGTCAGCAAGTTGGACAGCACGGGCACAGTCAAATGGCAAAGACGCACTGATGGCGATGACATAACCATTGCCCGCACACCGGACGGAAATCTATTGGTGGCCACTGAAGACGAGGTCACTGATGTCGACGACGATGTTATTAAAATATTCCTACTAACACCCGCAGGAGAAACTGTGTGGAAGCGTTGGCTGTCTGCTATTACCAACGACGACACTTGGATTGGCAGCACCGGCGAATGTTTAGTCACAGACGCCGACAGTTTCTATATCACAGGACGCTTTGAGACTGACTTTGGTGGTGGTGATAATTGGGCTTGGGCCGCTCGCTTGCCTCTAGATGGCTCGGGCACAGGCGAGTATGGACAGTTCCGCTACACAGATGTCAATTCAATGACCAACGATCTCAGCAATTTCAACTATAGTATTGATGTTGTTGATATAGACGATGCGAATAACTATGCTGGCATATTCGGCGACAGCAGTGATCCAGTGGTTAAAACTACCACCGCAGTGACTGTGATTACTAACAACATCAACGACTATGAAGTTGACGGCTACTATCCGCCAATGATTTTAGAAACTGTGCGTGACACAGACGGTGGCAACATTGTGTTCCCCGATGGTACCCGTCAGAATACTTCAGCCACAGACATTCCACAGAGACTGTTCAATGGCGTAGATTACACCCTGGGTATGGAAGATCGTGGACATCACATTCTCTGTACTGACGATATTCAAAGCATTCGTATTCCCTACAATGCTCGTGTAGAGTTCCCAATAGGCACAGTGATTACCTTTGTGAATCCCCGTGGCGATAGTGTGATCATCAACACAGAAGGCGGCAGTATACAAGTGATGATCCCAGGTGATGATAATTACCCAGGCGGTGGCAGTTTTTATGTGTCTGAGTACGGTATGGCCACGCTGTTAAAGATTGGTATGGACTCGTGGGTGTTGGCCGGCAATGTTGGCGTAGATTAAGGAATTACTATGCCCATATCACAAATATTATTAACGGCAAACAGTGGCGGAGGTGGCGGTTCCAATATCAACTTCTACGGTTGGGTATCATCGATGAATGAAGGATCAACTAATACTGTAAATGTGGACTACGCAAACTATCCGCCAACTACCATATATTGGCAGATTGTAAATGATGGCACATCTAACGATGACTTTGTCGCTGGTGAGCCTGGTGGCGCACAGCTCGGAAATTTCCAAATAAGTGGTACTGGTAGTACTAATTTTAGTTGGACCACCACAGAGGATCTTACCACCGAAGGCAACGAGAATTATCTGTTACAGGTGGGTACTGTTCTTGGCGGCACCAATCTACTTAATGAGACATTGACTATTACTGACACAAGTATAACTCCACCTACGCCAACTTATTCATTGGCTCCAGGTGGCGCCAACAACGTCAATGAAGGCAGTGGTCTACAATTTAATGTAGGAGGAACTGATGTTCCGGCGGGCACCTATTATTGGACTATAGAAACTGGCGCAGAAGATTTTGCCACAACTGATGGAGAAGTTAGTGTTAGTGCCGGCACAGGCCTTACTCTGGGATCATTTATATTAACACCCACTGAGGATGCTACTACCGAAGGAACAGAACAATTTACAGTTGCCCTTCGCTCAGTTAGCATCACTGGTGATATATTAGCATCTAGTGGGGCAGACATCAATGACACAAGTCTAACACCACCACCAGAGCCAACTTATACACTAACAGCATTAGGCAGCTTGGCCAGTGCAACCAGCGTGGACGAAGGCAGCAGTGCAGCATTTGAAGTCGGCGGCACTAATATTGTCGACGGAACTTATTACTGGACCATAGAATCTAACAGTGAGGACTTTGCCACCTCGAATGGTGAATTCTCAATCACCAGTAATACGGGATCATTCTTTGTAGTGCCCACTACTGATGATACCACAGAAGGAGAACAGACATTTACAGTGTCTATTCGTTCAGTTAGCGTAACCGGTACAGTATTAGCAACCAGCGATGCATTTACTATCAATGACACAAGTCTTGATCCAGAGCCAACTTATGAAGTTACACCAGCGGCTAATAATGTCGACGAAGGCAGTAGTTTAGAATTTACAGTTAGCGGAACTAATATTACAAATGGAACCTATTACTGGACCATACAAGATAATATCAGTGACTTTGATACAAGCAGTGGCGAAGTCACTATCACCGACAATGCCGGATCATTTACAGTAACACCTTCTGCCGATGCCACAACAGAAGGCTCAGAGACCTTCACAGTCAGTCTTCGAGAAGGTAGTATCGCCGGAATAATATTAGCGAACAGCACATCGGTCACTATCAACGATACTAGTCTTGATCCAGAGCCACCGTTTAGTTTACAGTTTAATCAACCTCAAGGAGATTATCTATCAACACCTGCCAGCACCGACTGGAACTTGGGCACATCTTGGACCATAGAGTTCTGGTTAAACGCCAATCGTTCAGGTGATGGCAGCGCAAATATGACTGGCGGCATATGGGGCTTGTTAAATCAAGAAGGTTGGGCCGCAACTAATGCTATAAACATAGCAATAAGTGACAGCAAATTAGTTGTTGGTCAAGGCGCTCAATATGACGATGTACGATACACTGAACCTACTCCAGCGCAATGGACACACGTGGCCATTGTCAACGACGCAGGCACACAGAAAGTATTCTATAATGGTGTTGAGCAGACTAAAGTTTCAGGAACATTTGGCACAGCCAACTATACTAACTCTACAGACAGTTTAGCCATAGGTAATATAAGCGGTGGCAACAACAGTTTTGATGGCAAGATGGCCATGGTTAGAATCAGTAACACGGCCAAGTATGCCGCGGCATTTACTTCCACAGTGACTTATGGTGTTGAATCAGATACTCGATTGTTCTTGGACTTGGGTTACCCGTTATCTGATACATCTTATTATGAGTTGAATAATGTATCGGTAGTCGCTAACAATCTGACCACTATCTTTATTTCCAAGTCAGCGTATCCTAATTTAGATAAACAAGTTCGAGTAGGAAATACCGTAACAAATACTAGCGATTCTACAACTTGCATAGTCACCGCAGCAGTATTCACAGCAGATCCCGATAATTGGGGAGTAGATGTTTCACCTGGATGGGGCGGCGTGACCACAGTAAACTTCACTGGTGCTAGACATACTATCGTCAACAACGGTACAACTGTGAGTGAAGAGTTCCCGAACACATTCACTGGATTAGTACATCCTTATGGTGGCGGCACCTTTGGCACTACATACTGTCTTGTAGATGATCCTAGATTGGCTGAGGCTACGGCTATACCAGTTGGTGCTAGAATAACCAGCAACATAGCAGGCTTTGGCACTAGAACTGTAATAGGAAATCAGGTAGACTTCAGCGGTGGCAGAACCATAACATACGATAATACCGGGTTGACCGGCAATACCAGCACTTCACATGTGTTTAACTTCTATTGGTAATTGATGTTTGAACAACATAGGCTGGCAGTTGACGCAGGGTTGGCAGAACTGATACAACATCAGCGTGGTTTGGACTATAGACGCAGGTACGGAGCAGGCTGGCAGAGTATAGGGTATACTGGTCAGCCTTTTCCATGGTTTGAATCAACCTATAGGGCAGTAGAAGCACAAGTAGGTACTATAGACACATGGTGGTTTAATGCGAACCTACAGGGCGAAGGCACGGGTTGGCATAGTCACAGCCAGTGGGACAAGGTTGGGGTGCTGTATGTACAGGTACCTGCGGGTCTTATAGAGTTTAAGAAGGGTGAAGCATATTGGACTGAGAGCCCGCAAGCAGGAGATCTGCTAGTATTTCCTGGTAGTTTAGAGCATAGAGTACTGCCTAACACCAGCCAGGCAGTTAGGATCAGCATAGCGTTCAATTTCAAGTAAATACTTGATGGGAATCATACTATCAACTCTACTAATGACTCATGTCACTATGGCATGTGTTACACTTTATCTACATCGCAGTCAAAGTCACAAGGGAATTCAATTCCATCCTGCGTTAGCACATGCCATGCGTTTTTGGTTGTGGCTCACAACGGGTATGAATACTAAAGCATGGGTAGCAGTACATCGCAAACATCATCAAACAACTGATGTAGAAGGTGACCCTCATAGTCCGCACGTATTTGGACTACTAACAGTAATGACCACTGGTATGAAGTTGTACAACACACCATGTCGATCAGCAGACTTTGTTATGAAGTATGGAGCTGGTACTCCTAAAGATTGGATTGAACGTCGACTGTACACTCCATATCCTATACTAGGTTTGTTCATAATGCTATCTTTTGATTTACTATTATTTGGCGCCTGGGGATTACTAGTATGGGCAGTACAAGTTGCTTGGATTCCTGTGGCGGCAGGTAGTTTAATTAACGGACTAGGACATTGGTGGGGGTATCGTAACGGTGAAACTCAAGATCGTAGTCGTAATATTAGCCCATTTGGCGTTATAGTCGCTGGAGAAGAGCTACATAACAATCATCATTTAGACCCAGCTGATCCTAAGTTTAGTCGTAAGCCTTGGGAGTTTGACATAGCTTGGATGTATATTACTATATTTAGATATCTGCGTTTGGCAAAATTAACTCAAAAACATTGACTTATCCTACAATTTAGTATATAATAACTATATGCTGAACATCATCTCTGATTTCATTAAAAGTATTTTACCTGCAAAGCGTAAAACAACTCCCAGCGGTTGGATTAGCTTTAATGCACCTTGTTGTATACACAACGGTGACTCGGCAGATACTAGAGGTCGTGGCGGCCTAACTGCTAATGCAGATGGTAGTGTGTCGTATCACTGTTTTAACTGTAACTTCAAAGCATCGTATCAACCAGGCAGGCACTTAACATTTAAGTTTCGCAAACTATTATCCTGGATGGGCGCAGGTGATAGCGATGTTAAACGATTGGTAATTGAAGCTATTCGTATCAAAGACCTAGTAGCACCAGAACAGGTAAAAGAACCAGAAGAAAAGATTGAGTTTAAAGTTCGTAAGTTACCCAAAGATGCGTTAAGTTTCCAACAACTACTTACACATCACATATTAGATGACTTTAATAATGTTCCTACACTGCTAAATTCGGCAGTTGACTACATTAAAGCACGTAAGATTGATCATACCAAGTATGACTTTTATTGGACTGACAGTACAGAGCACAGTCTACATCAACGTGTGATCATTCCTATGATTTGGGAAGGTAACACCATTGGGTATACAAGTCGTGCATTTACTGATGGAGTTAAACCCAAGTATTACAGTCACTATGAACCTAACTTTGTGTTTAATACCAACAATCAAAAACGCGACAGTAAGTTTGTTATTGTCTGTGAAGGTCCGTTTGATGCTATGGCCGTAGATGGTGTAGCGGTACTGGGTAATGAAGTTGCAGAACAACAAGCAGACATTATTGACGCACTGGGACGTGAAGTTATAGTAGTCGCCGACGCAGATAAGAGTGGTGTTAAACTTGTTGATGCGGCTGTTAAATATGGTTGGAGTGTTAGCTTTCCGGTTTGGCAAGAAGACGCCGACTGTAAAGACATCAGTGACGCAGTAATTAAGTATGGTAAACTGTTTGTGCTTAAAACTATCATTGATGCTAAAGAATCAAGCAAATTAAAAATTGAATTACTACGCAAGAGACGATATGCTTAATCAAATTACCGGATTTCATATCGAACCAACAAACATGTGTACATTAAAATGTCCACGCTGCGCACGTACGAAATTTATCGAGCAATTTCCATCACAGTGGACTAATAAAAATTTAAATTTAGCAGATTTAAAACAATTCTTAGATATTGATCTGACAGATAAAGATATATCTCTTTGTGGAAACTACGGTGATCCGATATATTATCCGCAGATATTTGAGATGATTGAATATTTTAAAAGTGCTGGTGCAAATATTATACTATCTACAAATGGCAGTTATAAATCATGGGATTGGTGGCGGCAGCTAGCTGACTTGCTAGATTATAAAGATACTGTAATATATGGAATAGATGGCATACCTGAAAATTTTACCCAATACAGAATTAATGCTGATTGGCCTTCTATTAAACTTGGTATAGATGTATTAACAAAAACTAACATTAATACAGTGTGGCAATACATACCTTTTTCATTTAATGAAGATACCATTGACCAAGCTCGAACATTAGCTCAAACTTTGGGCTTTGATGAATTTTTAATATTACCCAGTGATCGATGGGACGAAAATGATACTTTACAATCGGCTAATTATACTGGGGATAGAACTACAGCGATAGTTAATTGGAAAACTAATTTAGATCGCACAAGTGAAATTGATCCTAAATGTAAAACATTAAATAATCAACATTACATATCAGCTGATGGATATTATATGCCTTGTTGTTTTGTTGGAGATCATAGATTCTACTACAAGAGTGAATTTTATAAAAACCGATCGCAATACAATATAAGTAATACTACCATTAGTAAAATACTAGCATCAAATCAATCAAAAGACTTTTATAATACTTTAGAAGATGCTAAACTTAATTATTGTACTTTTAACTGTCCAAAACTATGAGCAAAGAATATTCAGCAGACCTACAAAGGTTATTTTTAGAAATGATGTTACAAGACCCGCAGAGTTATGTGCGGGTGCAGAACATTTATAATCCCGAAAACTTTGATAGAAGTTTACGTGAAGCTGCTAAATTTATTAAACAGCACAGTGACGAATATAGAACATTGCCTACTATTGATCAAGTACAGGCGGTGACTACAGTTACACTTAAAAATGTACCTGACTTAACAGAAGATCACTACAGTTGGTTTATGACAGAGTTTGAGGGCTTTACTAAACGTAATGAACTTGAACGTGCAATTCTTGCGGCAGCTGATATGTTAGAAAAGGGTGAGTATGATCCAGTTGAAAAACTAATTAAAGATGCTGTACAAATATCTCTTACTAAAGACATGGGTACAGAATACTTTGAAGACCCTAGAGCTCGTATTGACAAATACTTTAACAGTGGCGGACAGGTAAGTACTGGCTGGCCACAAATGGATAAGATACTTTACGGTGGCTTTAGTCGAGGCGAACTTAACATCTTTGCTGGTGGTTCCGGTTCGGGTAAATCTTTGGTTATGATGAACATTGCACTTAGCTGGTTGCAAGCAGGTCTGAGCGGTGTGTATGTAACATTAGAGTTGAGTGAAGAACTATGCTCGTTACGTACAGATGCTATGCTTACTGGCATGAGTACAAAAGACATTAGAAAAGATATTGAAACAACTGAACTTAAAGTTAAGATGGTGGGTAAAAAGTCTGGACAATATCGTGTTAAAGGATTCCCTGCACAGAGTAATGTCAATGACATACGTAGTTACTTAAAAGAAGTGCAGATTCAAACTGGTATTAAAGTTGACTTTGTTATGGTAGATTATTTAGATTTAGTAATGCCCGTATCAATTAAAGTTAATCCAAATGACCAGTTTATCAAAGACAAGTATGTAGCAGAAGAACTGCGTAACTTAGCCAAAGAACTTAATGTATTGCTGGTAACAGCTTCGCAGTTGAATCGTTCAGCAGTAGAAGAAATTGAATTTGACCATAGCCATATTGCTGGTGGTATATCTAAGATCAATACAGCAGATAACGTGTTTGGTATCTTTACAAGTCGTGCTATGAAAGAACGTGGCAGATATCAATTACAATGTATGAAGTCGCGTAGTTCAACTGGTGTAGGGCACAAAGTAGATTTAACTTATAATATTGAAACTATGCGTATCACAGACGAGGGCGAAGAAGCCGCAGGTGATGGCAATGGTGCTAGTCGCAATATTAATAATGTCTTAAACAATATTAAATCTAGTAGTACAGTCAATAAAGACACTGGTGAAATTACAAACATGCCAAAGATTAATGCCACAGTTGACAGTAGCAAACTTAAAAGTATGCTGGCTGGCCTGAAGAATAGTGGCGAATGAATCTAGTTTGTTTTTCAAATAACACTGGCGGCGGCGTCCTGTGTGATTTATTAAATAATAAAACTCCCAGTATGGATGGTTATAAATGTACTGGTGCAGAACATTCTTTATTAAAGATAACTGATAGCCCGACAATTTCACGTACTGTAGATGAACCTTCATGGAATCGTAGACTGACTCAGCTATTATCTCGCACTAATCAGAATCGATGGATAGGAACTCATTATCATCCTAGTGCAATTTCCTTAGCGCCATTTGAAACTGTTATTGCCATTACCACTGAATCTCGTGAAAGTAAACTATATAGATGGTTGCGATATTATAACGGATGGTTTAAGATAGCCGAATCTGGTTGGCAAGAAACATCTAACCTAGACCAAATTGACAAAGTTCGTTGCCTAGCAAAAAATGTATTTGAAACATTTGAATCACATCCACAATGCACTAATGTTGAATTTGCTGACATAGTGTCAGGCGAATTTATTTCCAAACATAACCTAAATAAAGAACATTTTGCTATCTGGCAACAAAACAATCCGTGGCTGTATAGTGATAGTAATACTTGGGCTGTTGATAGATTTAATGAAGCTGAATACGAAATAATCAACCAAACTCCTTTCAAATATCTTTAATAAATACATAACAACGATACATTAAGGATCGATTTTGCAGAAGAATACAAAAAATATACTTTTTGAACTTGATCAACTGCTTAGGCACAAGGATAAAGCAAATCTGATTGAAAGCAGAGCTAATAACATCATTAATGGTGCTATTAACCTGATTAATCACATCCGTGAAAACTATGATGCCGAACAGGCCGGCGAACTAGAGCGTCGTCTACTTAATGCAATCAAAGGTCAAGACCCAGCAAAATTTAGCCGCGGTATCAGGAAATTAAAAGATGAAGATTAATGAAATATTGGCCGAAGCGGAAATTGACGATTTAATAGCACAATCTACTGCTCCGGGAGTTAAAAAACCTGGAATAGTTGATAGATTTAATGCATCAGCACAACGCGGCGCGAATAGTGCTGCTACTCGTAAAGCAAATCCGGGAATAATCGGTGGAGCACTTAATGGTGTTGCAAAGGGCATTGATAGTGTATCAAATACTATAGCAAATACTACTAAGGGTATTCCAACTAGTTATGCCACAGCATTACCAAATACAACGCAAGGTACTGCACCAACTGCGTCCTTCTCTGGCACAAGCGGAGAACCAGTAGTTGCTCCTCAGAATGCAGAATATTTAAGAAAACTTGCTAATAATAAAGTAGCAACAACGGGAACAGATTCGCCGGAAGTTAATGCTGTAATTAAATCGGCTGGTTTATTAAAATAATAATAGAGAACATATATGAAGATTAATGAAATATTAACAGAAAATACTGTAGATGAGAGCGTAGTTGATTCAGTTAAAAATTTAGGACAAAATTTTGCCAGCGGACTTAAAGGTGGTGCTAAAACAGGCGTACGAAATGCACAGGGAAAATTTACTAAAGCTGGCTTAATTGCAACTGCGGTTAACAAACTAGGTAAAGGAGTAGCCGCAATACCTAAACTTCCACAAGCGGTTGCCGCAGCTAAAACAGGATATCAAGCATCACAAACATCAAAACAACAGGCAGAGCAAACTAAAAAAGTTGCAACCGGAGCATTGCAAAAATGGGTTGCAATTGATAAAAATATTAAATTATCAGGCCAACAAGCTCAGCCTGCGCAAGCAGTACAGTGGTTTACTACATTTACCGGATCAGCACCAACTACTACCCCAGCTAATACATCTCTTAACACAATGTCTCAATGGGTGAATACAGAGGTTTCTAATTTTATGGCAAAACGAGCATTGGGTCCAGCTGCAACACCGGCACCAACACCAACAGTTGCTAAATCACAAACAACAAAATCAACAAAAACAACAGCACCATTGCCAACAATAGGCGGCATAGGACCCAATGATCCGAGATACGCAGCACTAGCCGCAAAAACTAAAAATGCGCCAGCAACTCCTGTTCGATAAATGGAAATTTAATGAAGTTATTTGAAATAAAAAAACAAACACCGCAATGGTTACTTGCTGAAGCCGCAGGAGCAAAAGCAGTAAACCCGCACTTAGAACACTTGGAAGATTTAATCTTTAACAGTGGCTATGTAGGTGCGCTAGCGGCATTAGATTACGTAGAAAGTTTACGTGCTATGTTAGCAGAAGGTACAGGCACAACAACACAACTTACGGTTAAATGGGATGGTGCACCAGCAATTATCTGCGGTATTGACCCAAGTGATAGTAAGTTTTTCATTGGTACTAAATCAGTATTTGCTAAAGGTGAACCTAAACGTTGCAAAACACCAAAAGACATTGATAAATGGTACAGCGCACAACCAGAGCTTGCGGCAAAACTAACAGCATCATTAAAATATCTGTCAAAACTTGGCATTGGTGGTGTAGTGCAAGGCGACCTAATGTTTACAGAAGGTGATATAACCACAGTGTCTATTAACAACGAAGATTGTTATGTGTTTACACCCAACACAATTACCTATGCTGTGCCAGTTAACAGCAACTTAGGACAACGTATTGCTCGAGCTAAACTTGGTATTATATTCCACACCAGCTACGAAGGTGATTCATTAGATGCAATGACAGCAAACTACGGTGTAAACGTAAGTGGATTAACACCAACAGCAGACGTATGGTTTGATGACGCAACATATAAAGATTATACCGGCATTGCAAGTTTAACACCTAGTGAAAATGTCAAAATACAAAAACAAATTGCTGCCACACAAGCAACAATAGAAAAGATTGGGCAAGCTCGTTTTGATATTATACTAAACAACAAAGACTTTGCACGTAGCATCAAGCCATTCATTAATCAGATGGTAAGACAAGGTGAGCAAGTGGGCGAACCTATGCAGTTCTTACAAAGATTTGTTGATTACTATAACAGCGAGCTAATGAAAGACATTGAGAACTTATCGGGTGGCATTGCCGGACGTGCGGCACAGGCTCGATTAGTTAAGATTAAAGAAAAAGAACAATGGGTAGCAGACAATGCCAACAACCTATTGATCATACTTGCTACATACAAAAGAGTTATCGAACTTAAACATGCACTAATGCGCAAACTAGCGCAGGTAGACGGGATTGGTACATTCCAAAAGACCAACGATGGTTATAAAGTAACTGCTCCGGAAGGCTTTGTTGCTATAGGGCACGATGGCGGGGCAATTAAGTTAGTTGATAGGCTTGAATTCACACGTACAAACGCATTAAGACGTGCCTAAAAATACAAGCATTACTATACAGAATTTTGCATAGATGATAAATAAAAGTATGCGCGAAAGCGTAAACTTAAAATTAGGAGAAATATTATGGCTACACCAGCAAGAGTAAATGGCGGTGCTTTACCAGTAGTAACAACAGGTCGTGCATTAGACATGTTTACAGTATCATTAACTAACGTTCACGTTAGTTATTCAGCAGTTGATAGTTTGTTTGAACAATTAGTTCGTCAACTAGAAATAGTAGGAACAGTTGAACTTTTAGGTACACCAGCAAGCGGCGCTTTCCGTGTTGCAATTTCAGGTTCAGCTGCAACAGCAGGTGACTTGCAAACACTATTAGACGCAGCAGTTGCAGGTACTGTTACAGTTGCAGACTATACATTCTAATATAAACTATTAAAATGTAAACTAAAAAGGCCACAATAATTTGTGGCTTTTTTTACGACTATAAATATTGCTATGGAAACATTGTATCGATATTACGCATATACCCTAATAGATATAACCGAAACGAAAGTACTAACACAGTCAGCAGAACAACAGAAGCAACGCAATCAACAACGTAATTGGGAAACAATAAATCAGTTATTAAGTTTGCGAGCACAGTTAATGGAATTTAATTATCTGCCTGCGGTCACTGATGATGTGGCAGAGTATTCATTTGGTATTAACTATACAGGTCTACATAAAATTTGGTCTTTTGACTTTGCAGTTGAGCGAGAAGATGTCTATGCAGTTAACCATGATAGGTACGGTATACTCAAGGATGATTTTAAACTTGCACCTATTATACTTGGTCTAGACGAAACAGCCAAACCCCCACTACCCTTATTCTACGCCAGCGGTGTAGATAAAAATATATATTTTAAAACACGCATATAACCTACTACATTAAAATTACTAAATATTAGTTGATGCAACAACATTAATCATGGCACATATTACGGCATAAACTAGGCTCAAAGAATACGCATCGCTACTAATAAAAGAGAGCGATAATGGCAAAACCTACAGATATTGAGAAAGAAAATTTAGAAGCACATGTCGAACTATGCGCCGTAAGGTACGGTAGCTTGGAAACTAAATTAAACAACTTAGAACAGCGCATGGATAAACTTGAGCTGCATCTGATTGACATTAAAAACAGCCTAACCGACAAAATATCGGGTAATGACAAACAAACCATCAGCATCTTCACAACTATGATGGGCGTTGTATTAGCTGGACTTATTGGTTTTATTGCTCGCTCAATCTTTAAATAAAACTCTGCAATGCCATCCTGTAATAAATACTTTATAGGATAACATCATGAAAATTGTTGAACTCACAAACAAACTACTACTAACAATCACAAACGAAGAACACGAACTCTTAGAACAGTTCACTGGCGATAATACTATTGCTAAAAGTCAATTAGACGAACGCGAACAACTGATTGCAAATCAACTCACAGTCAAAGATGTACTGTTAAGAACAAATGAAGCCGGCAAAATCTACTACAAAAAACGCATTGACTGAGATCGACGTTGAAAAGATACGTAGGTTTACAGAAGCAGAGTTGGCCAAACATAGTCGAGGTCCTCTGCCATTCTGCTATCAATTAGGCGCAGATACACTAATTGTAGGCAAGTACAAAATAACAAAAATAACAGACAAAAACTGGCGAATAACTAAAGATAATGAACAGATATTTGACTTTTTTAATAGAAAAGACGCCATATTTTATTGCATTGCCTTACACAAGCACAAATATGAATTAGCACAAGAAGTACGAGTTAATGATAATTTAATTGGTGTACTTGAATTTGACGCCATACTATATAGATATCGCTATAAACAAGCACAAGAGAAGAACGATGATTGGAATATCACACTATATTCTAATAAATACACTGAAACTATGCTTAGAATTGAAGAATCAAAGAAACAATTGAAGAAGTCTATTGTTTTGATAAATAATATTAAATAATTGCATTAGGAAGAATTAACCATGAAACTATCAGAAATGTCACAGACATCTGCAAAAAGAATTAATAAAGTATTAGAAAGCCGTTTTGGCTTTGCTATTAACTATGACAATTTGTCTATTGCTAAAGCACAACGCCTGGGTGAAACAATTTCATTAAACCTAAACAAAATCCGTCATAGTGCGGATTTTCATCGTGCGGAAACAAATCCACGTTACATGGAATTGTTAACTGTACAAGAAGGCCTAAATACTTGGCTTACTGAACAACATCAACAACTAAATGAAGGCGAAGTTGGCAATGCAGAAGTATTGTTAGCTGCCAAAGATATGGTTGATAGTGTTCAGGACACCATTGAGAAAGTTGGTAAAATGCAAAATGAACAACTTCCACAATTACTTGACAGCATCCGTGACCAAATTGGTAGTGAACAAGCTGATGCATTTAAAAATGCAGTTGGTGCTACATTAGATCAACTAATGCAAAACTTACAATCTGCACGTGAAGGTGTTGACACTGGTGTACGTGTATTAAGCGGTGAAGCAGTTGATCAACCAATGGCTTTGCCAGGTGATGAACTAGGTGCTGAATTACCTCCACCACCAGAAAGCGATTTTGATGCTGAAGAACCAGCTGATGGTTTTGCAGCTACTGATGCCGCTGTTGGTGGAACTGAAACATTAGGTAGAGAATTGCGCTAATGCGTTTACGTGAATTTGCTCACGGCCCAACAAACACTCCAGAGTCTAACCTAGTTACTGCTCTGGAGTTATTACGTCACCGTTCGCAAGACAAATCGGCATCGGCAACAATCAGCACACAAAGTCTTATTAATCTAGTGTTGAACACAGATCGTACATTCAGCTACGATGCACTAGTTGATGCAAATGAAAACAATCCAGCAGTAAAAAATCTAATCAAAAGTTTCAATCAAGATCAAGTTGTTCTTGCTCCGCTACAAGGTAGTGAAGAAGAACCTACAACAACTAACACTAATAGTGCAGAACAAAATACATTCCAAGCACCAGTAGATGATGTTACTAGCATGGCTAAACGTGCCGCTAAAACACGTGGTGCACCTGTAGCACAATAACTAAAACACATTGACCTACCACTATAAATAGTATAGTATATTAGTATACTATTATAGGAGAGTATTATGGCATATTCAACTGCTGTGTTAGATCACTACGAAAATCCTAGAAATGTGGGATCTTTAGACAAGGAGAATGCGCAAGTTGGGACCGGAATCGTCGGTGCCCCAGCTTGCGGATGACAGGCGACGTCATGAAGTTACAAATTCAAGTCGAAGACGGTATTATAATTGATGCAAAGTTCAAAACATACGGATGTGGTTCAGCAATTGCTAGTTCTAGTCTAGTAACAGAACTGCTTAAAGGTATGACCTTAGATGAAGCATCAACAATTAAAAATTCAGCAATAGCAGAAGAACTTGCATTACCGCCAGTTAAAATACATTGCAGTGTATTGGCAGAAGATGCTATTAAAGCTGCAATAAACGATTACAGGAATAAACAATAATGGAAGAAGTTGAAAGCCCATGTGTCGGCGTTTGCCAATTAATCAATGATGTATGTCGAGGTTGTAACAGAACAACCGATGAAGTAGTTGAGTGGTACAATTATACCAACGAACAAAAACAAGCAGTATTAGATAGAATATTTACTATATAGTCTGATATTTATGTACTAAATATTACTATGAAATTTCCAGTGATTGAAATAGTGGATAGATACACTATTGCTGTAGTTAAATATGAAAAAACTCAAGGTGCCAACCAAGAAGAACTTGATTTTTATATAGAACAAATGCAAGAAGTTAATTTAGATCTACAACATCAACTAATAGTTGAATTAATCGATCATCATAGATATGTGTGGTCGTTAGAAGATGACTTTAAAAAGAATCGTATAGACGGATTGCCACTAGACGAAATTGGCCAACGTGCATTACATATTAGAGACATTGGCCACAAGAGAGTTACTATTAAAAATACACTAGCTGAATTACTTGATGATCCAGTTAGAGAAATTAAACGTGATCATATTACCAAATGATTTATCGATTAAACGCCAACCATACACTTACTGAATTCAGTGATCGTTATGTAGAATACATTACAACACGCTATGTACCTGATGGCAGTTTAATAGTATCAATAGATGTCTTTGATTTTACTGCCGGCGGGGTTGACCTTAGTCCGGCTGCTAGATCAATAATTGAAAATCATCTCGGTCATATAATCTTTGATTCATCCGGACATATTGTAGATTCTAATCAATTATATCAAAATATTTTACAATTAAATTTAACTGTACCATTTTATCTATTAACGGGAGAATTTACCTATTGTAATCATCCGCCTGCCAATACACATATAAAATTTTTTCCGTTTTGGACAGTATGGGCAAGTGCGCCGCATGCTATAGATGGTAATTTTAAAAATTATAATTTTTCTCAACAGCCTAAAAAATATAAACTTAGTTGCTTAAACGGCATGCCTTGGCAGCATAGAAAATGGGTGTATTTACAACTTGCACATAAACCGTATTTTAATGATATGGTGTTTAGTTATGGCAATCGAGATGATAATATTTCGTGTAATAATTTCGATGAATTCCGATTAACCGACGAAGAAAATAATAAATTTGCACAATTACCAGCTAAATTTAAATTTACAGACAGGGATCAACATACTAAGATTGATATAACTATCGATCATCCAGCATATTTAGAAACATATATTAATCTAGTCACTGAAACTACTATAAATGGAAAATTCTCTATGCTCAGTGAAAAAACATTTAAACCAATTGTTGCTGGGCAATTATTCATATTAGTTGCTGCCGCCGGCGCAGTACAATTTTTACGAGATATCGGCATTGATACATTTGATGATATTATTGATCATAGTTATGATACTCTAGTAGATAATAGATTGCGATTACTAGCAGTTATAGCACAAGTTGATCGTTTAATGACATTGGATATTGAGAGTATATACAATCAACTTAAACCTAGATTACAGCGTAATTCGGAATATATTCGATCTGAAGAATTTAGGCAACAATTTTCTTTGACCTTTGACAATTAACCTTATATACTAATAGTATGCTTATACAAAAATATGATTACACACCCATTAATCGCCAGAGCGAGAATGGAAAAAGACTTTACAGTTTACCAGATGGTAGTAAGGTTCCTTCAGTAACAACAATCTTAGACAAGACAAAACCACCTGAAGCTAAGTTAGCCTTAGAAAACTGGCGGAAGTCAGTTGGCGAAAAGAAAGCACAGGAAATCACTACAGAAGCCGCTAATCGTGGAACACGTATGCACAAGTGGTTAGAAGACTATGTGCAGAACAATCGTCAAATGGGCGAACCCGGTACTAATCCCTACAGTATACAAAGCCACAAGATGGCACAAAAGATTGTAGAGGAAGGATTGGTGCATGTAGATGAAGTATGGGGTATTGAAGTGCCTTTATACGTTAGTGGACTGTATGCTGGTACAACTGACGCTTGTGGTGTACACAAAGGTAAACCGGCTATTTTAGACTACAAACAGACTAATAAACCTAAGAAAACAGAGTGGGTTCAGGACTATTTCCTTCAATTATGTGCCTATGGACTAGCACATAACGAAACTCACGGAACAGACATTCGACAGGGTGTTATTCTAATGTGCAGTCAAGACTTCCAATACCAAACTTGGACAGTTGAAGGCGCTGAATGGGATATGTGGACTGAACGTTGGTTGAAAAGAGTGGAGCAGTATTATAATCTCAGCTAAATATAAAATATAGATAGGATATTAATATGGCTGTAACCCAAATCTCCAAAATACAAATCCGCAGAGGACTGCAAGAAAATTTACCACAACTTAGCTCGGCTGAACTAGGTTGGTCGATTGATGAACAACGATTGTTTATTGGGAATGGCACATTGGCTGAGGGCGCACCTGTAGTCGGTATGACCGAAATCCTTACTACTCAAACTATATATAGTGAGTTAGCCCTTATTGAAGCATTACAAGGTAATGTTGCTAACATGACAGCAAACATTACTTCTATTCAGTCTGAACTTAATAGTTTAGAAGCAAATGTTGCATTGCATACATTTACATTTCCAGGCAATACACTAGTTGCTGCTAATACTACTATAACATTCGAATCACTTTCTTCTCGCACAATTGATTATACTATTATTCGTGGCTCAACTTCACGAGTTGGTACACTTAAAGTCACTGAGCTGTTAGGCACATCATTGTACGAAGATGATTATGTTGAAACAGCTGACACCGGAGTTGTATTAGGATTTCAAAGCGATGTTAATGCAGCGATATTAACCTATACTACAACTAGTGGTGTCGATGCTACATTTAACTATTATATAAAGACATTTATCTAATATAAAACTTGCAAAAAGTTGAAATATTATGTACACTGTATAGTATAAGTAAATACAACACAACAATCAACAATACAAATTTAGAGCAGTACTAAATTACGAGGTTATCAAATTGAGTATCATTCAAGTAATAAAACGTAGCGGTAGCCGCGCCCCGTTAGCAGTAGATAAATG